GTTTTTCGTCCATCATTTCAGAAAGAATAAATTTTGCAATGTTCATGTGCTTGCGGGATTGTTCATTTTGTCCCATTGCCAAAAGTTCTTGAGCATCAGACAAAACGCTCATCACAACCATTTCCAAACCAGAAAAACGAGCAGTGATTGAATTCATGTATTCTTCACGAATAGCTTTCTCGGTAGTACCGTAACAATTCATCTCAAATTCAGTCATTTTTTTCTCTCTTTATCAACTCAACAGATACCATTATACAGGTTCTGGTAGGAATGTCAACAAAAAGTGGCACGGTGTTGTAAAAAAACAACAGATTTGTTGTAAAAATACAACACTATTCCTTGACTGGGCCCCAATCCATAAGGTGGTCGCCCTCATTGAAGGCAAACCAACTGGCTTCACGATAACTTTCGAATTCCTTCTCAAAAATCATACCATCGGAATAACGGAAATAATATTTCATCATTTAACCCCCAAAATATTCAATGATCTCTTTCATGGCAGGTATAAGGTGTAACTTAAACCTGGCATAATCCTCAGGATGAAGAAATTTGCCATCTTCTTCACAGGCACGCACTTGTTCTTCCAAAATTCCCAAGTGTTGTTGCAAAGTGACCAAAACAATTCCGTCAGCAACTTCATAAGGTATTTCAATTCCCATTATTGTTCTCCAAAATGTTTTGATACAGCATTCAATACAGAATTGATGCCGGTCTTTTTGCCAACATGAATTGCAATAGAACGGGCATCCTGTTCAGGTTCGGTATTATTCTCATCATACCATTCCCTACGAATAACATTCTTACATTCTTTTATCGTTTCCTTGGCCACCAATGCAGCAAAAGATTCTATAGCTTTCACTTGATGTGGGAAAGGCTCAGATGATGCAATCGGAACAGGAAAAAGCAAACCTGCATCAAATGCCATTTGTTTCAGTTTTTCATTCATTCATCTACTCCAGAAAAGGGGATAATGATGCCGCCAGCAGAGATTCCACCACCAACACTATAAGGTTTTTCATAGGCATCATAAGTCCATCCCAAAACTTTCATCATTTTGTGCTTTACACGCAGGTTAGGTTGGCGGAATCGTTCTGTTGGAGTAAACCCCAACATAGAACCGACTTCAACAACGGCACCAGAACGGCAGATGCCTGCATGACAGTGTACTAGAACATTCATACTCTTTTCTCTAGCATGAATCAACAACGCCACCAACTTTTCTGCCTGTTCATCAGAGATTTTGCACTCATCAGGAAAATTATCACCATCTTCTGCATCCAAGAATTCGAATTGGTGTACTTCACGAAATTGGTGCCTTGGTGTTGGAAAGAAAGTGGCTGGGTCGGCAATCTGAATGAGCATTGAGTTCACGCCCATTTCGGTATGCCATCCATTCTTCACATCATCCCAACTCACATTTTCAATCCAACGAGTCATATTTACTCCTTAATCGTGGTCATATTCATCCACATCAAAACCATTTCGTGTTGCAGTAACAGTAACGTGGTTATCAAACATCGCCAACATTACATCTTGCATTTCGGTACTCTGAATCATTTTCGAGAGCAATTCCATAGAATCCAAATCGATTTTACTCTTTTGCATCAATTCGGCAGTGTCTTTGTAATATTCTCGACCAGATTCCATTGCCCATTTAGGATTATCAACTGCCCACACAGTTTCATCCTCACCTTCATATTCACCCCATGAACTTACATTTTCCAGTTCTACTTCTGGTGCATTGGTGAATGTTGGAGAATTCACACCGAACACACATTCTTCACCATCATTGAAATATGGTGTATATTGTGTCCAGATCACGGCAGTCACATCAGGGTTCAGTTCGAAAAACTCTTTGAATGTTTCTTTAAACAATTCTTGTGCTTGTTTTTGAAACTTCTCACGTAGTGCTGCTTGTTCTGTTTGCAACTGTTCGAAACGGGCTTTCAATTTAGACATAATCAATCCTCTAGTTTAATGCTTTTCTTGGGGTTACGCTTCATGGTGCCGCTCATCCAAGGCTGAACGGTCATGTTGTTTAGATATTGTTCCATTGTTGGAATAAAACCTAAATCTTGTTGAATGTGGTCCTCGGCAATATCTCTCGGTGAGTATTCTTTGCCATCGGAGTTAATTCTTGTTCTTCCAAACATCTGTTCGACAATATAACATCCAAAGGCAGAATGTAGAATAGCACGGTGCCTTACATCAGCCACCGCCTGTTTTGTCGAATCGATGAAATCATCTATATCGGCATAGTCATTTGGGACTCCACCGTACTTCTTGGCGTGGATTCTTCCATGTAAAAATGCCTTCATTAATCACCTTTGTATGAATAATTATAACTTCCAAGGCATATTGCCAAGAAAATCATCCAACCCCATCCATTCTTGTTTTGGTCAGCCAGATATACTGCACCAGCAATACAAGCACAGACACAAACGGCACGGAGAAATACCGCCATGGCCAATATATTTAATTCAGACACAATTAATCCTTAGATTTCAACAGGTATTTGTTAGAGATTGCCTTAAAGGTCATCCCGCCATCAATTTGTTTGAACACCAATCCTTCACGTTCAGTATCACCGATACGACTTTTGCCTTCTGCCAATGCCAACAGTTCATCAATGTTGTGACTCATCACATAGGCATCATCCAAAACCGGCACATGGGTTAGTCCCATAGTAAACACCAATTGTTCACGCTGACGTGGATTAATGTACTCACCGGATTTAATATCGTAAATATCAAACACACGGAAAGATGTGCCAGACAGTTTGTAGATATTGCCTTGAATTCCTTCACCAATCAATTCACCTTGGACGGCAAAGTTATCACCAAGTACACTACGCATCTTGTTTTCAACATCATCAGCACGAGCAGTACGCCAGAATGAATTGCCTTCGGTTTCCTTCAGGTTCATATTACGACTACACACACCAAATTCACCATCAATCAGGTAACAGGTCATGCTAGAACCTTCCAGTTTCTCGGTGACTTCAAACATTCGGTCACGAGCAGAAATCAATTCATTCTTCAAGTTTTGAACACGCTCTTGGTCGGTCTTAGGTACCAAAGAAGGGAAATTGCCACGAGAAAATCCAGCCAATTGGGCAGGAATAGGTTTTTCCCACTTCAAAACACCCAAAGGAAAGGTCACATCAAGGCCTTCAAACAATTCAGAATCAATATTCTTACAGGCCTCAGCCAACGGCATCAATAGACCTTGAGACAATTGGCCACGGAGACGGACAGTTTTCAATCGTTCGCCTTCTACGCCCTCAAACACTTTAGGAAAATGTTCAGGTTTGGTCAAAAATGGTGCCACGGTATTGGGAATGAAAGAATCAATCTCAAAGTACACGGCAAGGTCACCAACATTGTATAGTCCCTTTTGACACACAACTTTCCAACCACCAACGGTTGCAACTTCAATCTTATCAGCGCCCTCAATAGGGTTCAACTCATCAATTTTACGAACAGTAGCAAGTTTACGCATTTTTACTCCCAATAATCAAACACGATACAAAACCAACGGGAACTACCAAAACTCCACAAATTATGAAGAAACAGGCAGAATAATCATTTATCATGTAAAAATACTGGAATAACTCCCACGGATTCATTCTTGTACTACACCATCAAAATCGTACTTCTTCTTCAAGAAAGCCAAAGCACCTTCCTTGGTAGGACGAGCCGCCTCTTGTTTTCCGTTCCAGATAGCAACCCACTTTTGGCGATCTTCACGATAGAAAACAGTACCATCAGCTAAAACGGCCTTTGTTGACTTCTTAGGTTTCACAGGTTTGACCGGCTTCACTGGCTTAACAGGCTTAACAGGCTTCACCGGCTTAACGGGCTTCGATTTTGCCTTGATTGATTCAACAGGCACGCTTGCCACAACTTCCCGATTCGGATTGAAGTTAGGACCAGTCAAAGGACCCATCCATGGGAAGAACCCGACAGGTGATTCCTTGTCCTTGCGTTCATACGCTTCCTTCATATCCACACCACACATGCCCCACTTTTCAGTTTCGGCATTATAGAATCGAAAATACTTGCCTTGTTTCTCACGGTCAACCAAATAAACGGAAGAAACGGTAGGGTTATTAGTCGAAGTAAACGTCATTCATATCTCCAGTCAATTGGTCAAGTTCATATTGTTCAGCATCATTCCAGTATGATTCAGTTTCCACATCATCAAACGCTTCCATTTGATTTTTGGTTAGTAACTGTTCACTATTCATTTCATCTTTGCGGTGCATACGTACTTTCTTACTCATCATTATCTCCATAAAAGTCACCATCAATCACTTGAGCAACGGTTTGAATTTTTGCATTAGGATGTTCTTCTCGAAACGCACTCACAGCGGCATAAGCATCGGTGCCCCAAGCATCTGCCCATTCAGCAGTAACGGAACCATTATCAAAATATTCAATCACATAATAATTTGTATCCAAAACATTCTCCAATTAATAACGATAGACAGAAAACGAGGTTGCCGCAGCTTTAGAGCAAGTTGATTGTCGATTCAAACGAGAACGACCTCTATCATGCACGGTATTACGGGGTCCACGATAACGGATTCTGTAGAATTTACCCATCGAGGCATTCATTGCACGGAACTCATCAAGATAAGCAATCGGTACTTGAGTAAAGATTGCATATTGGCCGGACCTACGATATTGAGCATAATCATGATACATAACAAATTCTCCTTTTAACCACAGATTGTATATTCAGCAAGATTCTTCCAATTATCACCAGCAGCCTTACGGATTTTGGTCACTTGAATCAGAGTACGGAGAGACAATTCTTTCACCTTGTCTTTCAATTGTCCAATCAAATCAAGAGCTTCTTTCTTATGTTTCATGTCATAATCAGGCATAAAACCATCAGAATTGAGCAAAAACTCCATGCGTTCAATCTTTTGATCAGAGGTCATAGACAAGTCAACTGCCATCGAGCGAGAAATGATAGCTTGATCCAACTGGGTAGAACTCAGATTCGAGATAAAAATCACACGACCTTTGAATTCAAAAGCAGTAGGCAAATCTTCATCACGAATATCAGCACGCCAAGAGATAATGCGCTTGGAGTATGAATCGAGAGCAGCTTTCAACAGATTGAGAGATACCGCATCTTTTAACACAGAATCACAGTCATCGAAAACGATAACAGAATTGCGATTTTCGTAAAGTGTACGATATAGACCTTTTGGTGTAGAGTAACCTTTGATTGTAACGAAAGCATTACGGGGCACTGCAGCGCCTACCTCAAACTCATCGAGAACGGACATATCACGGAGTCCACAATCTTTGAGTGCTTGGGTCACAGTGAAAGACTTACCGAGACCACCTGGACCAGTTACCACAACGGATGCTTGGTCGCCAGTAGAAAGCATTTTAACCATATCACCAACGAAACCGAAACGTTGATTGATAGTGAAACGAGATTCCGAAACAACGGCATCTTGAACAGCTTCAACAACGGACAGACCTGCTTTACGCATCACATAGTGCAAATGTTCAATCTTGGTACGTTT